ATGATTAGATATGTTGATGGTGATTTTTTCGATTATGCTGCTGACATTAGAATTAATACAGTTAATTGTGTTGGTGTAATGGGGGCAGGGGTTGCTTTTGCTTTTAAGAATAAGTTTCCTGAAATGTATAATGAATACGTATTGCTGTGTAAAAAAGGAGAAATATCTCCAGGAAGACCAGCTGTTTGGAAAGGTAATGATACGTATGGTAAGGAAATAGAAATCATAAACTTTCCCACCAAGGATCATTGGAGAAATAAGTCTAAGTACGAATATATCGAAAAAGGACTGCATTGGCTCTCGAAATATTTGGATAATAAACATGGAAAAACAATCACCCTGCCAGCTTTAGGTTGTGGTCACGGTGGTCTTGATTGGGATATTGTAAAAAAAATGATACAGGATTACCTGTGTAATAATAAAAATGAAATTCTAGTTTTTAGTCCGCAGGCATCAAAAAATAATAAACACGGAAAAGCCTCACCAAACTTTAACTATCCATCCTTAACAGATCTTAATGTATCTGAAATTAAGCATGATGATAAAATGTTTCCTTTAAAGTTGTCAACTTTCACCGGCAAAAATCTTTATTATACTGGGCAGTTATTTACTGATTTTGATCTTTCGATAATTTCGAGCACGTCACCAAGTGATATAGAAAAACAAGTTGTTCTTGATACTATTGATCTTTCTGTTAAAAAAGGATATTCCTTATTATTTGGAGGTACTGCCTTTGATAAAATGATGGCTGTTGTTGCTTTACGCAACGGTATCAAGACAGGTGTTTTTTTACCAAGTGGTATAGCCAAATCAGCTGAAAAATTGAATTCGCACGGTGAATTTAATCGTCTAACTATTCTTTCTTTAGGCGACCCTTTTATTCCATTTAATAGAAGTGAGTATCTTCCATCAGTTTTTAGCCGTATTTTGCTACCGCGTAAAGTATTGTTCACTACAGGTAAATTACAATGGCTCAAGAAGTATAAGGAAATTATTTTGCAAAATCATGTTGATTCATTTTTCCTTATTTCTGAGGCAAGTGACAATGACATAGAAGCCGCGAACTTAATTAGTTCAAAGGCTATAGATGAACATGGGCTATTTGATTTAATTTAATTTTGTATTCATAAGAATCTGTTTCATGATTGTGCTTCAAACTATTTTGAATTAAAAATATACACAGCGCATTTCTTATATACATTGGAACACTTACTGAATATACTCTATGGCGTTACTGGTCAACAACGGTTCGTCGCTCAGAGCAGTCTGTTTGGGCCTGTTACATGTGTGATGAGATAATTAATGTGGGATTGAGAAACTTAAACGCTCACAAAGCTACTTTGCTCCAACCTTTCCCTCGGTCATCATGGTAACGATCGGTTTGTTGTTGTGTTTTATGCCCAAGTAGCTTTCTGGTATCTATCCCTTGCTCCTTGTACAGGCGTTCAGATAACGATCTTTGTTCATGGAATGTTGCGGGTGAGCCATCACCCCAGTCAATTCCTGCTAAATCTCTCGCTTTACTAAAGTTCATCGTCAATGTATTGGATTTAACCTGTGCCCCACGTTCTGCTTGTGAAGTTGAACGGAAAAAATGCACTAGGTATGGGCTGACTGCATAGTCACGGCAGCGGGCTATTACATCGCGTAAACTCCAGTTAATCGCATTGAGGCGAAGAGAAAGAGGGATAGCGATTTTGCTTCCAGTCTTTTCCTGAATGACGTGAAGATGATCTTCCCAAATATCACTAAATTTCATTTTGGATATATCTCCCAAACGCTGCCCAGTGACCAAAGCTAGGAGCATGGCATTTCCCATGTAACGATGACTGGCGTCTGCTATATCGAATATTTTTTGCCATTCTTCCAGGCTGAGGCGTTGACGGGTAATTTTTCTTTTGGGTTGCTTCGTCGCAAGAGCAGGGTTATACCCTGGCGGAACTTCGCCATAATGCTGTGCTTCCTTAAACACATCGATCAATACAGACCTAACGATTTGGGCCATTCTAGGCTGTCCAGCTGCAATATACTCATCAAGCAATTGTGCTATATCTCTAACATCAACGGATGAGATCAACTTCATTCCTGCTCGTTCTCTGAGCAAGGATACTGGTTTAGCTTTTTGCTTATAGGTGTTGAGTCTTATATCACCACTTTTGAGCCTGTCATCCTGGATCGCTTGATAGCGATCTAACCAGGTTGACGTTGTGATCGCTTTTCCTTTGCTGGTTGCGATCCTATCACTGATAGCTAGAATCTGCCGGGTTCTTTGCTCAGCCAGACGAGTGTTAGCTTCAGTGGCAATAGCAATAGCTTCAGCTTCATTTGTGCCCAACGAATGAAATTTCCCGGTCACTGGATGCTTATATCGCCAATAGACTTTATTTACTTTTCTACTATAAAGCGGATACAAGTTAGGTACTGAAACATTATTTTTACGTGGTCTGGCTGCCATTGCTTAAAATCCTTTGCAGAATAATAGAATCACTTTTCTTGATTACTGGAGTAACTAATTCCCCAACTAACTCTGCGTCCTCACGTACTCGCCAGAGTCGACCTTGTTTCATTGCTGGTGGACAAAATAAATTCTGCTTAGCATAACGACGCAATGTGGACACACTTGGAGGATTACTCCTAAATTTTTCCGCAGCCCATTCCTCAAGTGTCAGCATTTGAAGCATTTTTGATAACCTCATTTCTTTTGCTACAAAACTATTTCACTAGTTAATTTCGCTGTCAGGATTGCTTATGTATCTTATGCAGCTCTTTAAAACGTTCCATAAATATCTCGTAGGCATGGCCAGGAGCCAGAGGAACAACTTCGAACATCTCTGTTGCCGGGATACCTTCCAATACTGGCCAGAAAGAGCCATCATCAAGCCCGAGATCGCGGCGTTCGGTTGCCAGCATGATGAGATCGGCATATTTCACGGGCGTGCTCATAGCCTGAGGTAACCCGTATTTCTCACGGATTACGGCGTCTATTTTTTCTTCCATCCGTTTATAGTCAGGAAGAAGGCGTTTCAGTGGTGCGGGGATGTCCTGGCAATACGCTTCTGTTGCATCATGCATTAATGCTTCAAAAGCAAATTCCTGCGGTACCAGCATGCTGCAAAGCACCGCATGTTGGGCGACGCTATAGAAGTGTGAAAGGTGTCCTGCAAAGCGGCAGATATTTGAAAGGGAAACCGCGATATCGTTAATAACGATGTCGTCTTTATTTATCTTGTCATAATAAAAATGCTTCCCAGAAAAAGTTTTAATAAATGACATTTTGTTCTCCACGTTATATGCGCTGCACCGCGCTGAATTTTGGTTAAAGAAAACCCTCGCCATCAGGCGATTATTGAGTCAATTACGTTTCCATAAATGCCCCCGCAGGGGCATTTGCAGTAATGAAATCAGGCGGTGAAAGTACCAATAAAGGTTTCTACTTTGCTGTCTTTGAATTTATCAACAAGCAGATCACGAAATTCGTTAGCCATTTCCTCCTGCACTGCTTCCAGCTGAATAATGCGTAGTACCAGTACAGGACGATCGCCAGTGATAATGCTGAGGCGTAATTTAAACGGACGTTCTTTCAGGCCTTCAAACGGAACGCATTTAAATTCAAATGCCACTGGCATAATGTCTTTGGTCTTCGCTTCGACAGACTCCATCAGGGAGCGTTTGCCGCTGAAGTCATTGTCTTCAAAATCAGCAGTCAGGTTCGCTTCAATTGTGATTTTACGGATCGCCGCAGCCGCTTTGGTTGCCTGAATGGCGTCACCATTAGCATCAAAGCCCACAAGGTAGTCGGCCCAGTCTTCAATCCATTCTGCCAGTGACTTCTGGGAGTTACGCTCGCCGTTAACAGACAACAGTGCAGAGAACGGTGCTGTCTTTTTCAGTTTGAGAGTGGCGGTATTATCTGCGTGACCTGGTTCATCAATAGTACCCAGGTTAAGAACACTGACGGCACGCATATTATCGGCATCGATAAAGCAGCGGTTGCCTTCATCTGCAAGATCTTTAGAATAACGGGTAAAGTCATCGATGCAGGCAGTGGAAAGCGCGCCACGGAAACGGAAGCGATTTAAATTAAATTTTTCCAGATCATGAATGCGGAAATTTTCAGGTAATGCCACTGCGTCGGCACCAATCTTACTGATAATTTCATTAACACCCTGAGCAGAAATAAGGGCATGGATTTGATTAATTGCGGTTGCGTCTAAGTTCTGAGACATAATAAGTCCTCACTATATAAAGATATTCAGTGATGAGGTAAATAATCAGTTAATTAAGAACGATATTAATGACCTGCTGCGCGGAGTTTTCCGTCAGGCTCACCGGCAAGAGTCAGTAATTGTCCCTGGTCTTCCTGCAGAATAGTCAGGCGCCCACCGCGATTGACATACATCGGCGTTTCGGTGGTGTCTTCTTCGGAAATTTTCCCGCGGTTAGTCGGGCGAACATATGAGAGTTTGTGTTTGATTTTCACACGGTTCTCATCAAATGGTTCGATTTCCAGGTTGAGTGAGACCTTACCTTTGGTTTTCGTGTTCATCACACCGGAAGCGACTTCACTGAGAACTGCGCCGATTTTGGTTTCAAATACGCCGCCGTCCAGCTCCCCGATAAATGCCTGCACATCAGTACCGCGTTCGCTAGCCATTTTGCTGCTCCTCATCATATCGACCCTGCAAGGTCGGTTGGTTTCTCCACAAAACAGAGAAGAACACCTGCGGTGGCAGCCGCCCGGATGGATTGGGTTATGAGCCCGTCGTCCGGTGATGCTCTTCTCTGTTTTGTAAAAAGAGCGGTACCAGCCGGAAGCAAGGGTACAAACTGGTACCGCCAGGACTACACACAGCAATGAAACTATTGCCTGTCTTTTCACCACTTCAGGCTCGGTGGTATGCTGGAGTTCTCACACAGCCAGCAAGGAAACCTAATGAACCAGTTTTATGTTCACGTTCGTCTGTTTGAAGCAACAGCCGAACAGACCAAAAAATTTGAAGAATTAATGCTTAACTTTCTGTACCAGAAAACAATCAAAGAGTCTGACGATAGCTGCTGCAGACTGATTCCAGAGGGATATATCCTCAAAAGCACAATGAACTGCCAACAAATCCTTGATCAAACTTTTTCCATTGCTAACAGTGCTGGTGTTGACGCAAATATATTTGTCTGCAAATTTGAACAAAGCGCATGCTTACTTCCGTCTGCTTCCTTAGTTGGCAACGATTTTGTTCATCACGATCTTACGCCTAAGCCCATCAAGCTCGATTCTTAATGCCTTAACCATTGTGTCGTGATAAACACGGCTCACCCTCTCTCCATTGCATGGCAGTGGGGTGATCGTGTTAGCCATGAAATTCATGAACTTGGTTCGATCAGGGTCTTGCGCCTCGCAAGTCTTTAATGCCTGTTTTGCTAACAAAATACGGGCCTCAGTGCCTGCATTTGGCTCTATCTGCTGCAAACGTTTAGCGTCTTCCAGCAACAATGCGATCACATGCTTCAAATCCTGCTCATTCATCTATTCTCTCCACTGAAATCATCCGCTAACGAATCATCCTGGACTTCATATGCCCCAGGCGGCTACTTCGTGGGCGTCCTGCCTGTTTGTTGTTTCTCTTGGGTACATTATGTATCTTAAAGGTACATTGTCAAGTATAAAAAAACCTGCCGAAGCAGGTTCATAAACATTGATTAGGCTTTGATTTTGTATCTTCTTGGTTTTCCTGAGAAAATCACAGTACCAATTATAGAGCAATTACCGTTGATCTTAATGTAAGGCTCAGGCCAGTTTGGGTTTAACGCTTTGAGATAACGCTGTGTCCCATCTTCTATCAACCTTTTGAAGGTGGTTTCACCTGTATCGTGCATCAATGCAATAACGTCGTCACCGTGGCAGGCAGGTACTTCAGGATCGACAAAAATCATGTCTCCCGGGCGGTACTCATCAATCATTGAATCACCTATCACCCGCAAGATATAAGTCATTTCCCCACAGGGTACAGGGCAGGGATACGTTTCTGCTGTGCTCAAATCAACCTCAGAATATCCAACTTCTTTCCATGCTCCGGCCTGTACCCATGATATGACAGGGACTAATGTGATTTGTTTATTAGTGATTGAAACATCAGGTTTTTTTGTGATGTTCGTTGTCTGGTGTTCTTGATCGAGCCATCCTACAGGCAGGTCGAAACATTTTTCGATGTGTCGTGCCATGCTGTCACCGATATTTTTAGTAGCACCATCTCCCATAAACCTGCTGGTCTGGGTTGGCTCGCGATCAATCATAGTGGCAAAGGAAGAATTCCCGCCAACACCATCTCTCAGTTTTCTGGCGTTAGACCGCCGGATGTCATGGATTGTTTTCATAACGAAATTAAAACCCTTGTACCGTTAAGGTACAAGTATCTTGAAGGTTCATTTCAATCATGTAATATGTACACCGGAGGTACATATTGTATGAAAGCGTATTGGGACTCTTTAACCAAAGAACAGCAGGGCGAGTTGGCCGGAAAAGTTGGCTCAACACCTGGCTACTTACGGCTGGTTTTCAATGGCTATAAAAAAGCCAGTTTTGTGCTGGCTAAAAAACTTGAGCAATACACATCAGGTGCAATTACGAAATCTGACTTAAGACCGGATATCTATCCGAAAGATTAGCAGAACACTTTCAATTTTTAACCACAGAACGATGAGGCTAATCGTGGGTAAGCATCACTGGAAAATAGAAAAACAGCCTGAGTGGTACGTGAAAGCTGTCAGAAAAACTATCGCGGCGTTGCCGGGTGGTTACGCTGAAGCGGCTGACTGGCTCGATGTAACAGAAAACGCTTTATTCAACCGCCTTCGTGCAGATGGCGATCAGATTTTCCCGCTGGGATGGGCAATGGTTTTGCAGCGTGCTGGTGGCACTCACTTCATTGCTGATGCTGTGGCGCAGTCTGCAAATGGCGTCTTTGTGTCTCTTCCTGACGTCGAGGATGTGGACAATGCCGATATCAACCAACGCCTGCTGGAGGTCATTGAACAGATCGGCAGTTATTCAAAACAGATTCGTTCAGCAATTGAAGACGGTGTAGTGGAACCGCATGAGAAGACAGCAATTAACGATGAGCTGTACCTCTCAATTTCGAAGCTGCAGGAGCATGCAGCACTGGTCTACAAAATCTTTTGCGTTTCAGAAAGTAGTGACGCCCGCGAGTGTGCAGCTCCGGGCGCCGTGGCGTGTCGTGACTGTGGAGAAACTAACGCATGAACAGTTTAACAACACACTACCGTCGCTCGCAACTGATTGCGCTTCCGGTTCCGGGTGGAAAAGCGAAGGTGGAGTATTGCTATGCAGTGAATGTACCAGGTGACAGGGAAATTGTAACCCACAGCTTTGCAGAGTGGGCTGTGGGTGATTTCAACCGGCAGAAGGAGGCAGTCCTTTGCGACAAGTTAACCGCTGGTTCAAAGATCACTACGGAGTGCCCGTCAGAGTCATTCGTTGGGAACCGGAAACACAACGGGTTATCTACCTCCGCGAAGGTTATGAGCATGAATGCTTCAGTCCGCTCGAACAGTTTCGTCGTAAATTCAGGGAAATAGAGGTCGGTCATGAGCACTAAATTAACCGGCTATGTATGGGATGGTTGCGCTGCATCAGGCATGAAGTTATCCAGCGTGGCAATTATGGCCCGCCTGGCTGATTTCAGTAATGACGAAGGTGTGTGCTGGCCATCAATTGAAACCATTGCCCGTCAGATTGGCGCGGGGATGAGTACCGTCAGAACGGCTATCGCACGGCTGGAAGCAGAAGGCTGGTTAACGCGTAAGGCGCGTCGCCAGGGTAACCGCAATGCGTCGAATGTTTATCAGCTTAACGTTGCGAAGCTTCAGGCAGCGGCATTTTCTCAACTGTCAGATTCTGACCCGTCAAAATCTGACGCATCAAAATCTGACCCGTCAAAATTTGATGCGTCGAAATCTGGCAAAAAAGCAGGTTTTCACCCGTCAGAATCTGGCGGGGATCCGTCAGTAAAATCAAAACATGATCCGTCAGATAAAAAACCTTCTCGTCCGGACGCTTCGCAACCGGACACGCAGACGGCTGAACAGGATTTTTTAACTCGCCATCCTGATGCGGTTGTATTCAGCCCTAAAAAGCGCCAGTGGGGGACGCAGGATGATTTGACCTGCGCACAGTGGCTCTGGAAAAAAATCATCGCCCTGTACGAGCAGGCTGCCGAATGTGACGGCGAGGTGGTTCGTCCCAAAGAACCGAACTGGACAGCCTGGGCAAACGAAATTCGCCTGATGTGTGTGCAGGATGGTCGTACTCACAAACAAATCTGCGAGATGTACAGCCGCGTCAGCCGCGATCCGTTCTGGTGCCGTAACGTGCTCAGCCCGTCGAAGCTGCGGGAAAAATGGGATGAGCTTTCCCTGCGCTTATCGCCGTCCGTAAGCACGTACACCGAAAAACGCGAAGACCCGTACTTCAAATCCAGTTACGACAATGTGGACTACAGCCAGATCCCGGCAGGATTCAGGGGGTGATCATGAGTCTGTTAAATGACGTTCAGAAATTCATTGAAGCCCATCCGGGGTGTACTTCCGGAGACATTGCGGATGCTTTTGCAGATTACTCACGGCAGCGCGTTCTGCAGTCAGCAAGCAAGTTACGTCAGAGTGGGCGTGTGGCTCACCGTTGTGAAGGAGATACACGCAGACATTTCCCGCGCCTGACTGAGAGAGCGCAGGAGCCGGAACCACAACCAGTTCGTGAAACCAGACCTGTGCGCAATTTCTATGTCGGCACTAACGATCCACGGGTAATTTTGTGCCTGACCCGCCAGGCTGAAGAACTGGAGTCCAGGGGCTTATACCGTCGTGCTGCAACCGTGTGGATGGCGGCATTCCGTGAAAGCCACTCCCAGCCAGAACGAAACAATTTTCTGGCGCGCCGTGAGCGGTGCTTACGGAAAAGCAGCAAGTGCGCTGTATCGGGTGATGAGTGGTATCTGTCAGGGAATTACGTGGGGGCTTAATGAGTAATAAATATTGGCAGGCGCTGGTGGAACTGCGGAACAAACCAGCCCATGAACTGAAGGAAGTGGGCGATCAGTGGCGCACGCCGGACAACATTTTCTGGGGAATTAACACCCTGTTTGGCCCGTTTGTTCTGGATCTGTTCACTGACGGTGATAACGCCAAATGTGCCGCGTATTACACGGCGGAAGACAACGCGCTGGCGCATGACTGGTCAGAACGTCTTGCGGAGCTTAAAGGTGCTGCCTTTGGTAATCCCCCATACAGCCGCGCCAGTCAGCATGAGGGGCAATACATCACCGGCATGCGTTACATCATGAAGCATGCCAGTGCCATGCGTGATAAAGGCGGGCGCTATGTTTTCTTGATCAAAGCAGCTACCAGCGAAGTGTGGTGGCCGGAAGATGCAGATCATATTGCTTTTATTCGCGGGCGTATTGGTTTTGAACTACCTGCCTGGTTTATACCGAAGGACGAGAAGCAGGTGCCGACAGGTGCTTTCTTCGCTGGTGCTATTGCTGTTTTCGACAAGACCTGGAAGGGATCGGCAATCAGCTACATCGGGCGCGATGAACTTGAGGCATGTGGTGAGGCCTTTCTGGCGCAGGTTCGCCAGCAGGCGGAAAAACTGGTCAGGGAGATGGCGGCATGACGACGTTAACTCAATGCCAGCAGCAGGTGCTGGATATGCTGATTTCTTACCAGCAAGAACGTGGCTTTCCGCCAACCAATCAGGAGGTGGCAACCATGCTGGGATACCGTTCGGTGAATGCAGCGGTGGAGCATCTTCGCGCACTGGAGAAAAAAGGCGTCATCACGATAAAGCGTGGCGTGGCCCGGGGGATAACTCTTCATACCGCGGTGAAGGACGACGACAGCGAGGCGGTCGGGATTATCCGCGCACTGCTTGCCGGTGAGGAAAACGGCAGGCTGCGTGCAGCCCACTGGTTACATGAGAGGGGCCTGAAAGTATGAAGCTGATCCTGCCGTTTCCCCCCAGCGTGAACACGTACTGGCGACACCCCAACAAAGGGGCTTTTGCAGGTAAGAGCCTGATAAGCGCGGCGGGGCGTAAATTCCAGGGCGCGGCGTGTGCCGCCATCATTGAGCAGTTACGCCGTCTGCCGAAACCAACGTCGGCACCAGCTTCAGTGGAGATCGTGTTGTTTCCTCCGGATAACCGGATCCGCGATCTGGACAACTATAACAAGGCGCTGTTTGACGCCCTGACCCACGCGGGTGTGTGGGAAGACGACAGTCAGGTGAAAAGAATGCTGGTGGAGTGGGGACCGGTTATCCCGGAAGGGAAGGTCGAGATCACTATCAGTAAGTACGAGAAACCGGCGGGTGCAGCCGCCTGATTAAGAGGAGAAACGAAGTATGAATAATCTGATGGTCATTGATGGTATTGAAGTTCGTCGTGATGCTTATGGTCGTTACAGCCTGAACGATCTGCACAGGGCTGCCGGTTCTCTGGATAAGCATAAGCCTGCATTCTGGCTCCGCAATGAGCAAACTGAACGTTTAATAAGCGAGTTGCAGATTTGCAACTCGGTCAATATAGAGCCAGTTAACGTTATTCGTGGCGGAAATAACCAGGGGACGTATGTCTGCAAAGAACTGGTGTATGCCTATGCAATGTGGATCAGCCCGTCATTCCATCTGAAGGTGATCCGTACTTTCGACATGGTAACCAGCGCACCTGAAAAATTATCCGGACAGGCTGCTGACAAGATGCAGGCTGGCGTGATTCTGCTGGACTTTATGCGCCGGGAGTTAAATCTGTCTAACTCTTCAGTGCTTGGAGCCTGTCAGAAACTCCAGGAGGCTGTTGGCTTACCGAATCTGGCACCGCGCTATGCCATTGATGCTCCTGCTGACGCGCCTGATGGCTCAAGCCGCCCCACGCTGTCACTGAGTGCACTGCTGAAGCAGTATGGTATCCGCCTGACAGCTAATCAGGCATATCACCAGATGGTGAAGCTGGGGATCGTCGAGCAGCGCGAACGATACAGCCGTACCGCGATTAACAACATCAAAAAATTCTGGTCGCTGACGGCGAAAGGCTGCATGTTCGGCAAGAACATCACCAGTCCCGCAAATCCGCGCGAGACGCAGCCGCATTTCTTCGAATCCCGATTCCCTGAGCTGTTAAAGCTACTCGATACCGTTCATTGAGGTGACCGTGAGAGCACTACTGACGCCTGAAATTGCCCCGCGTATGGGGATCGTATTGTTCAGGCCAGGTTCAGAGCTGATGCCCCTGTTTATGCAGGGGCGTGTCCTGCTGGAGCCAGAGCCGGAACGTTATTCATCTTTCGCCAGTGGTGCCGTTCCGGCGGCATCACAACCGCTGGCGGATGATCCTGCCGTTCGGACCGTGTTCCGCAATGAGGCAGTGATCCGTCGTGCTGGTGGCGTGGAATGTCTTGAAAGCTGGTTACTTCGTGAAAAGGGCTGTCAGTGGCCTCATTCTGACTGGCACAGCGAGAACATGACCACAATGCGGCACGCTCCGGGAGCAATTCGTCTGTGCTGGCACTGCGATAACCAGCTGCGTGACCAGTTCACGGAACGGCTGGAATCAATGGCAACGGATAACTGTGCCCGCTGGGTGTTGTCTGTCGTGCGTCGGGATCTCGGTTTTGATGACAGTCACGTTGTGACAATGCCGGAACTGTGCTGGTGGCTGGTTCGTAATGATCTGGCGGATGCCTTACCGGAAAGTGCAGCCCGTAAGGCACTGAGATTACCGAAGCCTGTTGTGCCATCTGTCACCCGGGAAAGTGACCTTGTGCCTTCGGTTCCTGCCACCAGCATCATCCAGGATAAAGCTAAAAAGGTGCTGGCGCTGAAAGTGGATCCGGAGTCGCCGGAGTCTTTTATGTTACGCCCAAAACGTCGCCGCTGGGTTAATGAAAAGTACACGCGCTGGGTTAAGACGCAGCCGTGTGCATGTTGTGGAAAGCCTGCTGATGATCCCCACCATCTGATAGGCCACGGTCAGGGGGGAATGGGTACAAAAGCGCATGATCTCTTTGTGCTGCCTTTGTGCAGAAAGCATCACGACGAGCTGCATGCGGATACCGTGGCATTTGAAGAGAAGTATGGCTCCCAGCTGGAGTTGATATTTCGTTTTATCGATCGTGCGCTGGCAATTGGTGTGTTGGCCTGATTTTGTGGAGAAAGTTGATGCGTGATATGTATGAAGTAATGGATCGTTGGGGAGCTTGGGCTGCTTCAGACAATAGCGGAGTGGACTGGCAGCCGATAGCGGCTGGTTTCAAGGGACTTTTACCTCATGGCAAAAAGTCACGGATTCAGTGTGATGATGACGAAGGCATCATGATAGACAGTTGTGTGGCTCGGTTGAGAAGGTATAAACCAGAGGAATATGAGCTCATCATCGCCCACTTTGTTATCGGTATCTCATTACGCACTATTGCGAAGAAGAGAAAATGCTCTGATGGCACAATTAGGAAGGAACTGCAAACTGCAATGGGGTTTGTTGATGGCTGTTTAGCAATGTTAGCTTATAGTATGGCATAAAAAATAAAATAGATTTACTGCCGATTTTTCAAAAAAGACTGGGAACTGTTTATATCCAACGTAAATAAGGCCTCCATAAAACATGGCTGATGCGAGATATTTAACAGTTCTCATCCTTTTTTTAGCTTTATCAATCAAACCTGTAATGCTACTCTTAATACTATCTGCATTATCTTTGATTTCTTTATTTTCTTCAAACTTTAAATACTTATCGAAAGCGGACTCCACTCGAGAACGTAAGTTGTCGAATGTTTCATTGAATATCTCAATAGAAATGTAATTGACTTTTTTTATCATCCAAAGTCCTGCGATAATCAATATTGCTTCGGTTGTTTCATTAGCCTTCACTAAGCCACCAGCTGCTATTAATGCACCGGGAATAGTCAATGCTTTTGTCTGATTAGATGATATGAATTCGTTAATTTTACTCGTGAACTCAAGATTTTTCTCATCGAGTTCGTTAAGAATTTTATTTACAGAAAACCTCTTTGTGTAAATCTCATATAGTTCATCATATTTTTTCCTGACGAGTTCAGTAGAGTTAAGCAAGTCAAAGAAATTGAACGTACCATTTGCTTTAAATACTTCGTTTATGGCTGAGCGTATAACGAGCTTGCGCTCGCTTTTGTGTAAATCATTGATTTTTATTGTGTCGAGAAGCTCCTTTATAATTTCATATTTAAGAGACGAGTTCGATAAGCGATTAATCTCGCTATATTGTAAAAAATGCGTGAGTTCGACTGTATAACTTTTGTCTTCATTGGTGAAAAATAAGACAGAGCAGTCACTGTTATGATGATCAGAAATTAATGAAAGGATATCTTTCCACATAAAGAAAATATGGATTTTTTCGATGCTTTCATTCTTAGAAGTAGGGAGTATTAACGGCGTTCCGATGATATAATTTTTCGGAAGAGCGTTTTGGGTGTTTACTCTAGACCAAAAAGACTCAACATTCTCATAAATTATAGCATCATCCCAAGATGAAGCTTGGCGATCTAGCCAAATTTCATTATTTTCGATGCAGGTTGTTGCCTTTTTATAACCTATAGATTGTAACAGTCTAATTATTTCAGAACTATTTACAATAACAATGCTTTCTTCAAGACTTATGACAGTGTAGTAGCCCTCAACTCTGCTTGAGGCTCCGTTAATAATCTGCGCTAATCTTGATAAGTCATCAGCAATTGTCATTATTAGCTGTCTCTATATCTTTTGAGTTCATCATAATTTGCCTGACTCAATTTTATCACAATTTCGCATTTGTTGTCAGTGAGAATTACAGGCTTATTTGACTTTTCGTCTCCAATAGCTCCACGCATTATTTTCAACTTAAAATTATTGTCGTTATCTGCCACTTCAATTGTAAGCGCGCTTTCAGCTGCTTTAGGAGTTGGTTCAAATTGAGGGTCAATCTGGAAACCATTAAGATTAACAAAATCGACAAACGTTCCCTTACATTTGTGTGAATCAGTCAGGCATGAGTCAATTATTTTTGAAATATCCTCTATCTTAACGGACTTATTTCCGTGTTTATCTTTTGATTTTTTTTCCAGTAAGGATTTAACTTCATTGTCAATAGTATCACGCAGTACACGACCGAGTGAGTTTTTACTAGCAAAAATATCTATAGCACTGAATAATTGCTGAATGCTTCTTTTATTGTCCGAATCATGTCGGCAACCTAATGAGTCTTTGAAAAAATCGCTTTTAGATTTACCTTGCAAGAAATGTACATATGAGTCACCCTTGTTTTCTGGATAACTGGCTTCGAATAAAGTTAAATCGAACATCGCAGCCTGCCGTAAGGCATCGGTATTAATTGGATTTAATCTTGTTGGGGTCAACTTATCCGAATCAAAGTCATAGGCGCTTTGTTTATCAACCATTACGATTAGAAGTTTCCCCAAATCCTCTGGTTCGGTAGACTTATAGTGGATGAAAACAACGCTCCCCCCCTGAAGTTGGGCAACTCTCGATTCGTTATTAGCATTATGTTTAAGCTTCTCTATTATAGCTCTAGATAAATCAATGAATTCATTATTTTTATTAATGTATTTTTTTAGGATCGTAGGAATGGATGAAGGGTTGTGATCTGAGTCTAGGAAGTTATGAAATTTGTTTTTTCGGCTAAATTTTTTCTCAATTCTGGTTATGAATTCAGATGTGACTTCATTTTTTAGATCCCAAACTTCACCTAATCGATAATCAAATGCTCTTGAATCATTTTTTTCAAGATTTGCTGTTACAGCACCAATAGGAAAGTACGATTGTTTGCCCAGCACTACAACATGAGGCGTGGCACCGCATTTATCGCAAGCTACAGTTGGGTCGTCAAGAACATTGCCACATTCTAAACAAGTTATATCCATTATATATCCCGAATTATAAGAATGAATTTTTATGTGGCTGAAAATTCTATCAAAACACTAACGCGTACGCAAAAAATATCGTAATCTGTTAAGTGTGCTCACTTCGCCACACAGCTTAAACCCGCCATCGAGCGGGTTTTGTCGTTTCTGGGTCTGGGGATTCCTTGGTCCTAGCCTATCCCGCAGTTATCCATTGACTCGGCTTCTTTGACGTTTCCGCTTCTGATTTGCGGTACATGATGTTTCCTCAATTTGCACCTGCTGTATCAGCGAGGTGAGAGATAACTACAAATGCCTCATAACCCAAATACATGGCTGGAGTTGGTCCAGAGCTGGTGGCGTGGAGACACACCGCTGGGCGCAGTGATTATGTCGATTGTTATGGCTGGTTTACGTATTGCCTATTTTGGCGGTGGTGGCGGCTGGAAGCGAAAAACACTCGAAATTCTACTCTGTGGCGCTCTGACGCTGACTTTTGCATCCGCTCTTGAGTATGTCGGATGGCCTAAATCACTATCTGTTGCCATTGGTGGTGGGGTGGGGCTGATCGGTGTTGATGCTATTCGTGGGGCTGCAATGAGAGTAATCGGTAACAAGTTTGGTGGCTCTAAGGAGTAATTTATGCAGGTACTAAATTCCCAGCGTAAAGCTTTCCTGGATATGGTGGCATGGTCAGAGGGAACGGATAACGGGCGACAACCGACACGTAACCACGGTTATGACGTTATTGTCGGTGGAGAACTCTTCACTGATTACTCCGATCACCCTCGCAAACTTGTCACGCTAAACCCGAAACTCAAATCAACAGCTGCAGGCCGTTATCAACTTCTTTCACGCTGGTGGGATGCTTACCGCAAGCAGCTTGGCCTGAAAGACTTCTCTCCGAAAAGCCAGGACGCTGTGGCACTGCAACAGATTAAAGAGCGTGGCGCTTTACCGATGATTGATCGCGGTGATATTCGTCAGGCTATCGACCGTTGCAGCAATATCTGGGCTTCACTGCCGGGCGCTGGTTATGGTCAGTTCGAGCATAAGGCTGACAGCCTGATTGCAAAATTCAAAGAAGCGGGCGGAATGGTCAGAGAGATTGAGGTATGAACAGATTAACCGCGATTATCTCCGCTCTGGTTATCTGCATCATCGTCTGTCTGTCATGGGCGGTTAATCATTACCGTGATAACGCCATTACCTACAAAGCCCAGCGCGACAAAAATGCCAGAGAACTGAAGCTGGCGAACTCGACAATTACTGACATGCAGGTGCGCCAACGTGATGTCGCTGCGCTCGATGCAAAATACACGAAGGAGTTAGCTGATGCGAAAGCTGAAAATGATGCTCTGCGTGATGATGTTGCCGCTGGTCGTCGTCGGTTGCACATCAAAGCAGTCTGTCAGTCAGTGCGTGAAGCCACCACCGCCTCCGGCATGGATAATGCAGCCTCCCCCCGACTGGCAGACACCGCTGAACGGGATTATTTCACTCTCAGAGAGAGGCTGATCACTATGCAAAAACAACTGGAAGGAACCCAGAAGTATATTAATGAGCAGTGCAGATAGAGCTGCCCATATCGATGGGCAACTCATGCAATTATTATGAGCAATACACCCGCGCTTCCAGCGGAGTATAAATGCCTAAAGTAATAAAACCGAGCAATCCATTTACGAATGTTTGCTGGGTTTCTGTTTTAACAACATTTTCTGCGCCGCCACAAATTTTGGCTGCATCAACAGTTTTCTGCTGTCCAATTCCCGAAACGAAGAAATGATGGGTGATGGTTTCCTTTGGTGTTACTGCTGTCGGTTTGTTTCCAACAGTAAACGTCTGTTGAGCACATCCTGTAATAAGCATTGCCAGAGCGGCAGAAAACAACATTTTTTTCATCTTATTATCCTGCATTGTTAAAAACGGCAGAATCCTATGTGACAACAATTAAACGATAGTTAAATGGATTGATGAAAATTAAAACTATATAGGTGTACGGTCAGACTATTGGAGGTAGTCAGGATTTGAATGTCAGTCTGTTGTCGGCATTCTGGCAATGCAATTTGGATAAAGCGGGGATTAAAAAGATAGAAGCGAGCCGGTCAGGTAGAAATGAATCAGGCTCAAAGTGAAGCGGAAAAGGTCTGTGGCACAAACTGATGCTGCCATAATTACAGCCTGATGACTTGTGGAATGAAACATGTTGAACTTCCTTAATTGATGTGATTCGAGTGAGGAAGGCATTCTGTCCCTCTATAGTGTCCATTAATTCAAACGGGAAATTTGTCTCATGCGTGAGACAAGTCTCTCCATTAGTGAGTTGTATTGATTGCGACTCTTCAAAGAATCCATTACTGCGTTGATGAAAAAGGTTTACTACGAATGAAGGCAGCTATTTCGCTGGTTTCTTCATTGGAGTACATATGCCCCCACGAACCCCAAAAGCCTGCCGTGTTCGCGGCTGCCGCTCTACAACCACGGACCCTTCAGGCTACTGCGAAAGCCACAAAAGCGAAGGCTGGAAGCAATACAAACCTGGACAATCCCGTCATCAGCGCGGCTACGGTTCGAAGTGGGACAGTATCCGCGCGCGTGTCCTGAAGCGTGACAAAGGCCTGTGTCAGTTATGTCTGCGTGCTGGTGTGGTGCGTGAGGCGAAGACCGTTGACCACATCATCCCTAAATCGCATGGCGGCACTGATGTCGACAGTAATCTGCAGAGTTTGTGCTGGCCGTGTCATAAGGCGAAGACGGCCCGTGAACGGCTGAAGTAAGAACCAGTTCCCACTGCCAGAGGGGAGGGGCGGGTCAAATCCCTGTGACCTGACGTCTTCCGGACTGCCCGCCCCATCGTTTTTTTATACCCGCGAAAAATGAAATTTAACCAGGAGTGCCGCATATGGCTGGAACGGCGGGGCGTTCCGGGCGTCGCCCCAAGCCAACGGCGCGCAAGGCGCTGGCCGGAAACCCCGGCAAGCGAGCCCTGAACAAAGATGAACCCGTTTTTACGCCCATCAAAGGTGTTGAGCCACCGGAGTGGTTCGCTGAAGAAGAGCTCCCTCTCGCCACGATCATGTGGCAACTGACAACCAAAGAACTCTGCGGTCAGGGCCTGCTGTGCGTGACTGACCTCGCAGTGCTTGAGCGGTGGTGCGTAGCCTATGAGTTCTGGCGACGTGCTGTGAAAAATATTGCCAGACAGGGCAACACCATCACCGGTGCAATGGGCGGCATGGTCAAAAATCCGGAGCTGACCGCCAAAAAAGAACAGGAGTCCGAGATGAGCAGTACGGGGGCAATGCTCGGACTCGACCCCAGCAGCCGCCAGCGTCTGATTGGCCTGGCGGGGCAGAAGAAAGCCACTAACCCGTTTCTGAAAATTATCGAATCATGAGCCGGAAATCTTACCCCAACGTAAATGCTGCAAATCAGTATGCCCGGGATGTCGTGCGCGGAAAGATTGTTGCCTGCCAGTTTGTGATTCAGGCCTGCCAGCGCCATCTTGATGACCTGATGGCGGAAAAAAGTAAGTCGTTTCGTTACCGCTTCGACAAGGACCTGGCTGAACGGGCCGCCAAATTTATTCAGCTGTTGCCGCACACCAAGGGTGAGTGGGCATTTAAACGGATGCCCATCACGCTGGAGCCGTGGCAGCTATTTGTGATCTGCTGTGCGTTTGGCTGGGTCAATAAAGGCACCCGGTTGCGCCGCTTCCGGGAGGTGTATACCGAAATTCCCCGTAAGAACGGCAAATCGGCAATCTCTGCCGGTGTTGCCCTGTATTGTTTTGCCTGTGATAACGAGTTCGGCGCGGAAGTGTATTCCGGTGCCACGACGGAGAAACAGGCATGGGAAGTCTTTCGTCCGGCACGACTGATGTGTAAACGCACACCCATGCTGACGGAAGCGTTCGGGATTGAGGTTAACGCCTCAAACATGAACCGTCCGGAGGATGGTGCGCGGTTTGAACCGTTGATCGGTAACCCCGGTGATGGTTCATCACCCCACTGTGCCGTGGTGGATGAATATCACGAGCACGCCACAGATGCGCTTTACACCACGATGCTTACCGGGATGGGGGCGCGACGCCAGCCACTGATGTGGGCCATTACCACCGCCGGGTACAACATTGAGGGGCCGTGCTACGACAAACGGCGGGAAGTCATCGAGATGCTCAACGGCTCGGTGCCCAACGATGAACTGTTCGGGATCATCTATACCGTTGACGAAGGCGACGACTGGACCGACCCGCAGGTACTTGAAAAAGCTAACCCGAATATCGGTGTGTCGGTTTATCGCGATTTTTTGTTAAGCCAGCAGCAACGTGCGAAAAATAACGCCCGTCTGGCAAACGTCTTTAAAACAAAACACCTCAATATCTGGGTGTCGGCGCGTTCGGCGTATTTCAACCTGGTGAGCTGGCAGAGCTGCGAGGATAAATCACTGACTCTTGAGCAGTTCGAGGGGCAGCCGTGCATTCTGGCCTTTGACCTGGCGCGTAAGCTGGATATGAACAGCATGGCGCGACTTTATACCCGCGAGATTGACGGTAAAACGCATTACTACAGTGTGGCCCCGCGTTTCTGGGTACCGTATGACACGGTGTATAGCGTCGAGAAAAATGAAGATCGCCGGACAGCCGAACGCTTTCAGAAATGGGTGGAAATGGGCGTCCTGACCGTTACCGATGGTGCAGAGGTGGATTATCGCTACATCCTCGAAGAGGCCAAAGCGGCGAACAAAATCAGCCCGGTCAGCGAGTCACCCATCGACCCCTTCGGGGCGACCGGGTTGTCACATGACCTTGCTGATGAAGACCTGAACCCCGTCACCATCATTCAGAACTACACCAACATGTCCGACCCGATGAAAGAGCTGGAAGCGGCAATTGAATCGGGGCGCTTTCATCATGATGGCAATCCCATCATGACCTGGTGTATCGGCAACGTGGTCGGCAAAACCATTCCGGGTAACGATGATGTGGTGAAGCCCGTCAAAGAGCAGGCGGAAAACAAAATCGATGGTGCAGTTGCGCTGATTATGGCGGTTGGCAGAGCCATGCTGTACGAGAAAGAAGACACGCTGTCTGACCACATTGAGTCCTATGGGATCCGCTCGCTTTAACTGAGGTAATTATGATCATGCTGATTCTCGCGCCTCTGGTGGGCGTGCTGGGGGCGCTTTTGCTGGCTTATGGTGCCTGGCTGATTTATCCCCCGGCGGGGTTTGTTGTTGCCGGGGCGTTGTGCCTGTTCTGGTCGTGGCTGGTGGCGCGATATCTCGACCGTACACAGTCGTCTGTCGGCGGAGGTAAATAGTGTTCTTTTCGGGATTATTTCAACGAAAAAGTGACGCACCGGTGACCACGCCAGCAGAGCTGGCGGATGCTATCGGGTTGTCCTACGACACCTATACCGGAAAGCAGATCAGCAGCCAGAGGGCCATGCGACTGACGGCGGTTTTTTCCTGTGTCAGGGTGCTGGCGGAGTCGGTCGGGATGTTGCCCTGCAACCTGTATCACCTGAACGGCAGCCTGAAGCAGAGAGCCACCGGCGAACGTCTGCATAAGCTGATCTCCACGCATCCCAATGGCTATATGACGCCGCAGGAGTTCTGGGAGCTGGTGGTCACCTGTCTGTGCCTGCGGGGAAACTTTTACGCCTACAAAGTGAAAGCATTTGGCGAAGTGGCTGAACTGCTGCCCGTCGATCCCGGCTGTGTGGTACCGAAGCTTAACAGTAGCTGGGAGCCGGTCTATCAGGTCACATTCCCGGATGGCTCCACGGATGTACTGAGCCAGGAGGATATCTGGCATGTGCGCACGCTGACGCTGGACGGACTGGTGGGGCTGAATCCCATCGCCTATGCCCGCGAGGCAATATCGCTGGCGGCAGCGACCGAAGAGCACGGGGCCAGACTGTTCAGCAATGGCGCGGTGACGTCGGGTGTGTTGCGTACAGAGCAGACGTTGTCAGATCAGGCTTATGAGCGC